GTCAGTCAGCTTGGCACCATCGATAGACCCATCAGCAATCTGACGGTTAGTGACGGAGTTAGCTGCTAGCTTTGGTTCAGTAACAGCGTCTGCGACAAGCTCGGCTGTGTCAACAGAGTTGTCCTGCATCTTGGCAAGGCTAACCGAATTGTCAGCTAGCTTTGGATTAGTAACAGCAGAATTGACAAGCTCATCTGTATCTACTGAGTTATCCTGCATGTTGCTGAGAGCAACTGCATTATCTGCAAGTTCAGAGTTAGTAACTGCATTAGCAATAATTTCTGCAGTTCCAACAGAGTTGTCTTGCATCTTGCTAAGACTGACAGAGTTATCTGCAAGCTCTGTGTTAGTAACTGAACCATCAACAATCTCAGCCGTACTGACTGAGTTATCTTGCATCTGTTCAATAGCTACTGAGTTATCAGCAAGTTTTGAGTTATCAATTGCATCAGCAGCAATCTTTTCTCGCGTTACATTGAGATCACGGATAGCATCAGTAACAACAGCTCGGGAAGCAATGTTACTAGAGTCAATCTTTTCTTCTAGCTTATAACGAAGCTGTTGGTTGTTTTCGTTGAGATCGTTCGCCTTAATTGACGCACCTGGAGCAAACGTGGCTTCAGGCGTAGCAATGTCAGTATCACGGAAGATACGGACAATGTCACCAGTGTTAACGGTGGAAGTGATAGTAACAGTACCGCTACCTGAGGTTGCGTAACCTGCAATAGAGTAGTTACTGGTAGAAAGTTCCGCTCCATTAACACTTACCTTGACCTCAGCTTGAGACAACGAAGGGAAAGTAATAGTGTAAGTGGCTGGAGCTGTGTATTGAGATTCAGCCATTAGTTGTTCTGTAGTTGTCTAATAGTTTGGATTTGAGCAGGAGCACTTGTTTCGTTGCGGGTTCTAGCCTCGTCAGCAGCAAGATCCTGTTGTTTTTTATAGAGTTCAGCAACAAGATCTGGATTGTTTTGACGTACTAAAGCCCAAGCTTTTTTGCGTGCAGCTTCAAACTTTGCCTTGATCAACTTGTTATGGGTATAAGCCTTCATAGGATCAAGCTCTTTCTTGTTAGCTCGAAGATCCCTGTTCATACGTGCGACAGAGGCAATGACGTCGTCACGGTCTGCGAGTTTGTCAAGCTGACCTTCTAGGTTTTGTTGACCTAGATATTTCTGGAACTCAGACCTAAGTTGGGGATATTCCTTCAGAGGAATACCGTCAGGGGATGAGTAGCCTGCTAAACGCAAGTCATAGTTGCTGTTCCAAAGCAAGGTACGACCGTCACTCTGGTTAAGGCTAAGACTTACAGGTGAGATCAGGTTATACATCTTTTCGATGAAGTTCCAATCACGAATCTTTTTACCATTCAGAAGATCGTACTTAGTAGGAAGATCTTTACCAGGACCATATTCAGAGGTCAGGTTACGATTGCGGATAGTGTCAAAGATGTTCTTATTGATCTCGCGCATTGGGGAGTTAAGAGTCCGACCAATGTCGTTACGTAATCCAGCAAGGGGGACAGTGTTGTTAGCAATGTTGCCAGCAATCTTTTGGATCTGGTAAGGCTCACCGCTGAACAAGTCAACCAATTGAGTGATGCCTTGTAGATAGGACTTACTAGCCACACCACCTGCTACAGCCAATGAAGTAGAAAGAAGATTACTTTCAGCCCACTGTGGACCCATCAAAGCCTGGTTATCACCAATGTCAGCAATAGTCGAAAGGATATTGTTAAACGGTTCAAATGCTTCGTAGCTCACCCAAACATCACCAGCAGGCGTCGGTACTTTGAAAGACCTAGGCTGCCAGCCGGTATCCATCCACAACTTACGTAGACGACGATCTTGGGGACCGTTGCCAGTGAGGTTGCCTGTGGCGTAATAAAGACCACCCATCATCACAACAGCACTACCAATGGCTTGACGACCTTTCATCAAAGCCTTTGCGTTAGCTAGATCAGCAGCAGTTTCAATGCCGTACTGTTTTACAGACGCAAGATCATCAGCCTTAGCAAAGAGAATATCTCGCTGTTCTTTAACCAGCATGTTTACTGCTGGCATGTGCTTAGCACTAAACTCAAGTCCGTTAATACCAGTTCTTGCAAACAGGAAGAACGGCTTAAGCATTGGAGCTGCTTCAAATAAACGTTCAAGGTTTTTAGAAAGACCCCGAAGCTCAGTTGTCAGCGTCGCTTCTTTGACTTGTGACTCAAGATAGAGATCACTCTTCAGGTTGATGTTGCCATCTTCGTCGAGAAGCTTTGAGTAGAACTTATTTTCATACTCTTTAAGCATCTCAGGCGTGATGTCTACATGCTCACCTGTCTTATGGATGTCCATAGCTTCCAGCATTGCCTTTTCACGAGCACGAGCACGAGCCATCAAAAGTGCAAAAGCATCATCCGTAGCACCCATAATCTTAGTGTTATAGGTAAGGAAGTTCTTGCTGTTCAAAGTACGTGCAATATCAGCGATCCGATAAGCAGCCTTGTCAGTAACAGTGCCGTTAGTCTCAGCCCATTTACCCATGACAGCCCAGGATTCATCATCCTTAGAAACACCTTCGGTGTATCGGGTCTTCATGTCAGCAATATCACCAGCCCAATAAGCACTTAGGTTGGTCTTAAAAAGCTTGAAAGCTTCGGGGATAGTCTGTACATATGCATTAACACCAGCAAGACTTGCACGTGCCAACGCACGATCGCCGCTGATTGACGCCCCAATGGCCGTAGAAAGCGGTCTAGCAAAGGATGCGGTGAATGTACCCATCATTGCCCTAAGAGGCGTCTTAACGCCGCTCAGAATGCTGTGTACCATTACAGAGCCAAGCTCTTTAACGACACGGCTGGGATAACCCTTTTGCTTGAAATCACCACCACGAAGCTTTGCTCGCATGTATGCGTCAAAGTCAGTGAGGTTGTGGACATCGTTAGACATAGAGAAGAACTCTGCCAAGATGTCAGTCATCTCATCCGTAGGCTGATCTTTGGCAAGTTCCAAGTAAGCCATCAAAGCTTCTTTAGATTCAGAGACCTGTTTATCCAGGGTTTCTTTCATCTGTTTTTTGGCACCAGGAGTATTGAAGTCAAGTCCCTGGAGCTTTGCACCTGCCAAATAACGTGAACGTTTGACGTTGGTCAGACCGACAATCAAACGATCGACCGTCGCCTTCATAGGACCATCAATGTCATTAAGGTCAGCGAACTCACCGATCTCACGCATACCGATACCCATGTCACGCACCTGCTTAAACAGCGATGCGTTGATCAGGTCAGCAGCAAGGATGGCTTCACTGTTCCAAGACTCCAAACCACCAATGGTGTCGGAATCACGAGACATGACACTCCAGAAGGAATCTGGATCCATATCTGTGTAGTCACGACCCAACGCCTCACGGACACGGTCATACGCGCCACCGTAAGTAGCACGCATTGATTGACCAGCATTCTTTGCCTGCTTAAGCATTTCCTGATAACGCTCGTCAGTAACGAGATCCTTCATCATTCGGCGGAACTCGGTCTCTGTCACATCGACAGAACGAGCCATGTTCTCAAGCTGCTTAGCGGTGAACACAGAGTCAGTAGAGCCAGCACCTGCTGTCTTCCAAGTACGTCCCAGCTGTTCAGCCTGAGAGGCAACGTCAAAAGGTTTCTTGGCAGATGTAGGGCTGCCCTGCCAGGGGTCAGCAATTGATTTGTTTTTGTGTGCTCTGAACTGGTTACCCGGCTCACCTGCAGGAGGTAGGGAACGGATGGCTTCACCTTCTATTTCAGGAGGATCACGGAGAACCTCTACGTCGATAGCTTGGTCAGCAAGCTGGGGACGATCAGCACGCAAGGCTTCAGCACGTTGGAAGGCAGAACGAGCTGCAGCTTCCTGTGCCATCTCTTCCCGTGCAGCTTCATCAACTTGATCAGTGATGTTCTGTTTACGTGCAACGTCTTCTACAGGGTCAAGTCGAGACAGAACCTTTGAGGCAATCATGTCAAGACCAACACCCTCAGCCATGTTTTTGAGGGTCTTCATCCAAGGGTGATCAGTTTCTTTGGTGGCAAGCCAGGGAGCTACACCTGCATCGAAACCACCTTGAAGGACTTCACCAACCCAAGGAATACGCTTAAGAAGCTGAGCTTCAACAATTGCAGAGGTTGCGTTTTGATCTTGTGAATCAACAGACACAAGGTCAGATGCTGCACCAATGGCAACATCTTCAAACTTACCTAGACCTCTAAAAGCTTTTGATGCTTTGCCAATAATACCTAGAGAACCGTAGTGAGCACCAACCTCAATGAGACCACCCCACCAAGTTTTGGTTTGAACGTCCTCTTGCGCATCTTGGAGAAACTCAACAGCACCACCGTAGGAATTAAACCAGTCTGGTTTGTACTCACCTGTTTCTTTAATCTCTTGACTCATTTCACCAGTAGTCATCTCTTTGAGACGTTCTGGCAAAGTAAGGATAGATTCAACAGTGGTTAGGGCAGCACCAGCTAGTGCTCTGTCAACTTCAGGAATACCTGTAATGTCAGCTTGTTCTTCTTTAAGGAGTTTAGTTACCTCCTCTCCCTTAGGATCTGCTTTAAATCCTTTGTCGTCAAGTTCTTGTTGTACCTCTTGCGCAGCAAGAAATTGTTGCTGTCGTTCTTCTTCAGCTTCTTCCTCAGCAAGAGAGTTTTCTATGCTCTGAGACTTCCGTAGAAGATCATCAGGGTTAATTAGTTCAGGCTTAATCATAATGAATTTCTAGCTGCTTCGATAACAGCCATTTCGTTAGCCGTAGCTTTGGTCAGACCAATCCATTGACCAGGACCACCGCTCTTAAGCAGTGAAGCAAATAGTTGATCTTGTAGTTGAGGAGTGAATTTAGTTGTAAGGGGTATGCCTAAACGATTGACTAGACCTTTGAGTGTTTTACCGACGAACTGATAACGTCCCACTGCATGAAGCCTGCCTTCACGAATCCATTGCCCATCAGACATATCTGAGTTGGCTTGTAGATCCATGATTTCGCCAAGCGTCATAGTGGTCAAATCTTTTCCACCGTGTTGACTCATCTGTCGGAAATCACCAGAAAAACCTTCTGTACCGTGACCACCGTCAATTCCAATCTGGTTTACTGCGTTGTAACCAGCATCACCCGCTTCATATTTTCCTGTAATATCAGCAGCTTGTTTTAAAAGATTAGTGTCACCACTTAAGGTGAGCACCGGATCATTGAAGTCTGCATCTTCGTTTGCCCTAAAGATTTTTGAGCGAGTAGGCTTGTAATCCAAAGCTGCACGTAATGCAGGGCTCATTTGATCACGAGCTTCCTCGCTAGAAGTTTTCCCAAGTTCATTGCCTGTATATGCTTTATATTGAGAATTAGCAATATCCCAGGCAGAAAGATTTTTAACATTTCTGGCTACTTTGTAATAGAGTTCAGGAATTTCTCCACGACCAGCGTTGTAGTCATCAAGTTGCTTTAGTTCTTCAACAGTGCCAGGAATCAAAGAAGTACTTAGATCATCACCTCGAAGGACAGCATCGCGAACATAATTAGCAGTTTGTGCAATCTTTGTTGCAAAAGCAGTATCAGTTTCGATTGCATAGACAGAAGCAAATTCATTCCTTTTTTCTGGAGGAATTGTTCCAGTTCCACCAAAGGCAATGAATTGATCGTTAACTGCATCTCTATATGCAGACTCAGCATCCATACCATTTTCAAGGTTTTGGTTGAACCTTTGCAAAAGCTTGTCTTTAATGTTCCGTTGTGCAATACCCCACTGAGGTGTTTTGTCCTTAGAGCCAACCTCTTCGGTGTAGATCTTGTCAGCAAAACGATTGGCTTCTGTGCTTAGTTTCGTGTCGTAACTACCTTCTGCTTTTGCACGTGGTTCGTCATCTTGTACAAGCTGCATGTATGCAATGTAAGCATCAGGATGTACACCAGCTAAATCAGACTCGACAAGGTATCCCTTACGAATACGGAGTTCTTTTAGGGCTTGTTTGTCATCTTCAGCGTCACGTTCCTGACTGGTTTTATAGTTGTCAAGAAAATCTAGCTCACCCTTGGAATAACCCTGAGACTCGTACTCTTCATAGAGCTGCTCAATATCTTGGTCTGTATAGACATAGCCCCGGTTAGCACCTTGATCAAGGAAATTTTGCCTGATCTGCTCAAGATCCCGCCTTCTATTGGTCTGGTCTTTGTCAAAGTTCTGACCTTGAATGTCGTCGTAGATCTGCTTAAAGTAGGCAAACCTCGGATGATCTTTGAGCTTTTTACCATCGTTAATAGTGGACTCACCGAGCTGATCAAAGTCAATACGTTGACGAGCTGTTGCTTGACGACGGATTACATTTTCTAGTTCATTCAACGCACCTGCATAACCAAGCATGTTGCCGTTACCGTCTACGGTAAAGCGAACAGAGTTTAGATATGCTTCTGCATCGCCCGTTTCGATAAGCTTGTTAGTTGCATCTGCACGCGTCATGGCAGATTCATCTTCAGCCTGTTGTGTACGGATTGCTTGAATACGTTTATCTTGGCCTTCAGTAATGTAAGGCAAAGCATATTTAGCAATTAGAGGGCTGCTGTAATCCTGTAGTTCACTGAGGAACTGAGAGGTGTATTCCTTTGCATAGCCAACTTGTGCATCAGGACTATTATCCCTGCCAGATTGAACCTGTTCAGCGATATAGTCCTTTACACCTTGATCATAAGTTTTTGATTGCTCAATGATGTTGAGGCGATTAAGCTCAGCAATGTGATAACCGTTGAGCTTACCG